AATAGTGTTGTTAATGGTAATCATAGAATTAGATTAAACACTTATGGATATAATGCAACAGCTTCAACAGTTACTATTTCAGTTTTTGCAAAAAAAGGAGAATTAACAAAATTTAGATTAGGACTAAGTGCATCAGGAGCAATAGGAGCTTTATTTGATTTAGACAATGGAACTTTTACTAACGTTAGTACAGGAGTAGGTAGGATAACTGCTTACCCAAATGGGTGGTATAGATGTTCTGTTACAGGAGCATCTGGTTCTGTTGCGGATACTTTACTAACAGATAATTCAGGAAATATAGCTTTTGCAGGAAATGGTACTGATGGATTATATTTATGGGGTTGGCAATTTGAACAATGGCCCGGAGTAGGACTTACAACTACAAGTGTATTTTATGCAACTTCTTATATTCCTACTTATGGAACAGCAGTTACAAGAGCAAATGAAGCAATAAGCCTTTCAAATTTAGTGGCAAACAATATAGTTTCTGCAACAGGAGGAACTTGGTTTATTCATATAATAGATAATATTCCAATAACTAGAGAAGCGGCAACACCTACAGATAGAGGTTTATTTATAGGAGATACTGCAGCAGGTTCATCAAATTCTATTCTAATAAGAAGAGTAGTTTCAGGAACATTACTTAGATCGTCTATTGCTAAATCAATTAGTGGCGTAACAACTGGAAATATATACACAACTACTTCTAATGAAGTAAAATTAGTAATTAGATATAGTATTGGTGTTGCTGGAAGTTTTGATGTTTTTGAAAATGGAGTGAAGGTTGTTACTGCTAATGCTTTTACAGGTAATAGTCCTTTAACTTATGTTGGGACAAGAACTTCTGCTACAGTTTCAGAATCTCCATTTACAAACATAAAATCAATGGCTTTATTTAATACACAATTAAGTGATGCGGAATGTTTAGCCTTATCAACCTTATAACTATGTATTCATACAAATTAAAATACCAGAATAATGAACAAGCTTTGCAAGATTTATTATCAAAGCAAGTTCTTACTATTGAAGAAGAAAAATATTCTTTAGGTCAAAACATAAATTGTGTTGTAGAACTAGGAAGAATAGAAGGAGTAGAGGGGTATCATTATGATGTTCTTAGTGTAGTAGAAGTAAATTTTGGAGATAAAGAAATTTTACCAAACAACCCTAAACATAAATTTTTGTAAAAATGAAGAAGAAATTATATAATCTATTTTTAAAGTACTCTGATAAATTGGCACACGCTTTTTATGGTACTTTATTTTATTTATTTTTGAATTTATTTTTAATTTCAGAGTTAGCGTTGTTCTTGACATTTGCATTGGCTACTGGAGTAGAGATTTACGATAAACATAAAGGAGGAAAAGCAGACGTATTGGATTTTATGGCAACGGTTTTAATACCAGCAATTTTATTCATACTAAATATAAAATAAAAACATTAATTAACAATTAAATTAAATAAAATGGAAGTAGTAAAACAAATTACACAAGAACAATTAGAGACTATTAAAAAACACCAAATAGAATTGAACGATGCTTTATTAAGAATAGGTGTTCTTGAATCACAGAAACATGGAGCATTACATTCTTTAGCTGAAACAAATAGAACAGTTGAAGAATACAAGAAATTGCTAGAACAAGAATATGGTTCTGTTAATATAAATTTAGAAGACGGTACTTATACTAATATAGAAAAGAAGGATTAAAATGGAGTTGATAAGAAAAATAAGTATAGGTTCTGATTACAAAAATGATGCAATGCATTATTCTGTAGGTCAGACAGTTTACGGTGGACACGAAGTTCACTGTATATTGTTTGAAGAGGAAGATGGTTCTTATAACATATACATAGAAAAAAACAATGAAGTTCTTCCTTGGAAAAAGTTTAATAAAAACATGTCTATATCTGTAGAGTACGATTTAGAGTATTAATATGAGATCTATTTTTGACTTTATAGTTAAACCTGTTGGAGAGAGATATGATAACTCTAAAAAAATAGGTGATAAAGAATTAGTATTAAATACTAAGATAGAAAGTTTTAAGTTCGTTAATAATATAGCTGAAGTAATAGCTGTTCCTCTAGTTTTAAAAACAAACATAAAAGTAGGTGATAAAGTAGTAATACATCACAACGTTTTTAGAAGATTTTATGACATTAGAGGCGATCAAAAAAACAGTAGAGCTTACTATAAAGAAGACATGTATTTTGTTACTGACGATCAAATATATCTATATGGTGAACCTAATAAATGGACAACAAACAGAGAAAGATGCTTTGTTAAACCATTAAAAAATAAAAACACTTTTAGTTTAGATAAAGAACAAAAACACATTGGCGTATTAAAGTATGGTAATGAGTCTTTAGATAAACTTGGTGTTAATGTTGGTGATTTTGTTGGATTCAAACCAAATAGTGAGTTTGAATTTATAATAGATGGCCAAAGATTGTATTGTATGAAATCTAATGATATTGTAATTAAGTATGGACATAAAGGAGACGAAACTGAATATAATCCAAGCTGGGCACAAAGCGGTATTGGAGCTGATAAAGGTAGCTGAAGAAGCTATCCTTAATAATGGAGAAGATGATTTGTCTGCAGATAAACTAAAGAATGCAGCTGCTACAAAAAAGTTAGCTATATTTGATGCTTTTGAAATACTAAGCAGAATACAGGAAGAGGAAAGAATGATTGAAGAATCAGAAAAACCAGTTGATACTAAAGTTTTTAAAGGTTTTGCAGAAGGGAGATCTAAATAATGTACGAGCAAACCTTAGTAAAAGTATTAACAGATCATATAAAAGAACCTGTAATAAACAGATTAAATAGATCTAAAAAATGGGAGTATGGTTATAACAAAGAACACGATGTCGTTGTTATAAGCAAGACTGGAAAGATAGGTGATATATATGAAATACAAAACCTAAAAATAGCTTTACCATTAATAGAGAATTGTTATAAAAGATCTAATAAGAAAGAAGAGCAATACTGGGAACAAAAACAATACCCAAAAGATTTAGACAGAATAAAAAGTGTATTTGATTGGAATAAACATCCAGAAAGTTTTAAAGAAAGTTGGTATGATTACATAGACAATGAGTTTAAAAATAGAGACGAAGGTTTTTCTTTTTACAACAATGGTCTACAAACATATATAACAGGAACTCACTATATGTACTTACAATGGAGTAAGATAGATGTTGGTGCAGCTGACTTTAGGGAATCTAACAGATTATTCTTTATATTTTGGGAAGCTTGTAAAGCAGATAATAGAAGTTACGGAATGTGTTATTTAAAAAATAGACGTTCTGGATTTTCTTTTATGTCTTCTGCTGAATTAGTTAATCAAGCAACGATTAGTTCAGATGCTCGTTTTGGTATATTATCAAAGTCAGGAGCTGATGCTAAGAAGATGTTTACAGATAAAGTAGTTCCAATATCTACTAATTATCCTTTTTTCTTTAAACCAATACAAGACGGTATGGACCGTCCAAAAACAGAATTAGCATACAGGGTTCCTGCTTCTAAATTAACTAGAAGAAAACTTGATTCACAGGAGAGACTAGAAGATATAGAAGGTTTAGATACTACTATTGACTGGAAGAATACTGGAGACAATAGTTATGATGGTGAAAAATTAAAACTATTAGTACATGATGAAAGTGGTAAATGGGAAAGACCAGATAATATTCTAAATAACTGGCGTGTTACAAAAACATGTGTAAGGTTAGGTAGTAAGATTGTTGGTAAATGCATGATGGGTTCAACATCAAATGCCTTAGACAAAGGTGGTGAGAACTTTAAAAAATTATATTATAGTTCAGACGTTACAAAACGAAACAAAAATGGCCAGACTAGTTCTGGTTTATATTCTTTGTTTATACCTATGGAATGGAACTTCGAAGGTTACATAGATAGATATGGTATACCAGTTTTTGATACGCCTGAGAAAGATGTTATATCCGCTGATGGTTCTATTATAGACATGGGAGTTATAGAACATTGGCAAAATGAAGTAGATGGTCTTAAACAAGATCAAGATGCTTTAAACGAATATTATAGACAGTTTCCAAGAACAGAGCAACACGCTTTTAGAGATGAAGCTAAGCAGTCTATATTTAATTTAACTAAAATATACGAGCAAATAGATTACAATGAAGACTTAAGAAATACCGATATATTAACTAGAGGTAGTTTTCATTGGGAGCAAGGAATAAAAGACAGTAATGTTATATTTACGCCAAATAAAGATGGTAGATTTTTAATTTCTTGGGTTCCACCTAAACATCTGCAAAATCGTGTAATAATAAAGAACGGAGTGAAACATCCAGGTAACGAGCATTTAGGTGCTTTTGGATGTGACCCTTACGATATATCTGGTACAATAGACAGTAGAGGTTCAAATGGTTCTCTACACGGTCTTACCAAATTTTCAATGGAAGATGTTCCACCTAATAGGTTTTTTCTAGAATACATAGCTAGACCACAAACTTCTGAGATATTCTTTGAAGATGTTTTAATGGCTTGTATATTTTATGGAATGCCTATATTAGCAGAGAATAATAAACCAAGGTTACTTTACTATTTTAAAAGAAGAGGTTATAGAGGTTACTCTATGAATAGACCTGATAGAGTTTGGAATAAGTTATCTATAACAGAGAGAGAAATTGGTGGAATACCAAACTCAAGTGAAGATATCAAACAAGCTCACGCTTCAGCTATAGAATCTTATATAGAAAGATACATTGGTTTATGTGAATACGGTTATGGAGATATGTATTTTAATAAAACACTTAATGACTGGGCTAGATTTAATATAAATAATAGAACTTCTCATGATGCTTCTATTAGTTCTGGTTTAGCTATTATGGCTTGCAACAAACACTTATATACTCCAATAGCTGAAATACAAAAACAAGTTTACGACTTAGGTATAAAAAAATATGATAACAGAGGTTCTTTATCAAAAATGACAAAATAAATGAAAGTATACACAAACACAAATAGTTCTTTTCCGAGTCAAGTAGTAAGTGATGCTGAAAAGGCTACTTACGAATATGGTCTCCAGGTGTCAAACGCTATAGAGAAAGAATGGTTTGATGGAGGTAGAGTTAACGGTAATAGATATTTAACTAATTGGAATAATTTTCACCAATTAAGATTGTATGCTAGAGGAGAACAATCTGTTCAAAAATACAAAGATGAATTAGCTATTAATGGTGATTTATCTTATTTAAACATCGACTGGAAACCAGTTCCTATCATACCTAAGTTTGTTGATATAGTAGTTAATGGTATTTCTCAAAAAGAATACGAGATAAAAGCTTATGCTCAAGATCCTGAATCAATGAAGCAAAGAACTGAATATGCTCAGTCTATATTAAGAGATATGTATTCTAAGGATCTTATTAATAAAGCTAACGCTTTAACTGGTCAAGATTTTTTTAACTCTCCATTACCTCAAGAACAATTACCTGAAAGTAAAGAAGAGTTAGACTTACACATGCAATTGAGTTATAAACAATCTGTTGAATTAGCTCAAGAAGAAGTTATAAATACTGTGTTAGATGCTAATAAATATGATTTAGTAAAAAGTAGATTAGTTTATGATTTAACTGTATTAGGCATAAGTTGTGTTAAAACAAACTTTAATGTAAGTGAGGGAGTAAAAGTAGAATATGTTGATCCAGCATATTTAGTTTATTCTTATACAGAAGATCCTAATTTTGAAGATATCTATTATGTTGGAGAAGTTAAATCAATAACTATTCCAGAATTAAAAAAACAATTCCCTAATATATCAGAAGAGGAATTATATAGAATACAACAAATGCCAGGTAATAGACAATACATTACTGGTTTTGGTAATTACGATGAAAATACAGTTCAGGTTTTATATTTTGAATATAAGACATATATGAACCAGGTTTTTAAAATAAAATATGGTGATAATGGTTTAGAGAAAGTTCTGGAAAAAACAGATGAATTTAATCCACCACCAAGCGATAAGTTTGAAAGAGTTTCAAGAACAATTGAAGTTCTTTATACTGGAGCAAAAATATTAGGAACAGGTACTATGTTAGAATGGAAATTGTCTGAGAATATGACAAGACCATTTTCAGATACTACTAAAGTAGAAATGAACTACGCTATAACTGCTCCAAGAATGTACAAAGGTAGAATAGAGTCTTTAGTTAGTAGAATAACTGGTTTTGCAGATATGATACAGATAACTCATTTAAAACTACAACAAGTACTTTCTAAGATAGTTCCTGATGGGGTGTTTTTAGATGTAGATGGTTTAGCTGAAGTTGATTTAGGTAATGGCACAAATTACAATCCAGCAGAAGCTTTAAATATGTACTTCCAAACAGGTAGTGTTGTTGGTAGATCAATGACACAAGATGGTTCTATGAACGCTGGTAAAGTACCAATACAAGAATTATCAAGTTCTTCTGGAGGTGCTAAAATACAATCTTTAATACAAACGTATCAATATTATCTACAGATGATTAGAGATACAACTGGATTAAATGAAGCAAGAGATGGTAGTGCTCCAGAGAGAGACGCTTTAGTAGGATTGCAGAAGATGGCCGCTAACGCATCAAATACTGCAACTAGACACATATTACAGTCTTGTCTGTTTCTGACCCTTAGAACGTGCGAGAACATATCTTTAAGAATAGCTGATTGCTTAGCTTTCCCTTTGCTTGCTAAAACATTGGAAGAAAGTATAACAAGTTATAACGTTTCTACATTAAGAGAGATAAGTAAGTTAAACTTACATGATTTTGGTATATTCTTAGAATTAGAACCTGATGACGAAGAAAAAGCTATGTTAGAACAAAATATACAAATAGCTTTACAAGCTGGAGGTATAGATTTAGACGATGCTATAGATATCAGACAGATTAGAAATTTAAAACTAGCTAATCAAACTCTTAAGTTTAGAAAAGCTAAAAAGAGAGAAGCTGATCAAGCTGCTCAAATGGCTAATATACAAGCACAAGCTCAAGCTAACCAACAAACAGCAGAGAAAGCTGCTTTGTTCGAAGTTCAAAAACAACAAGCTCTAACTCAAGAGACTGTTAATATAGAACAAGCTAAGTCTAAGTTTGAAATCCAGAAGCTACAAATGGAAGCTCAATTAAAGCAACAACTAATGGAACAAGAGTTTCAGTATAATATGCAGTTGGCTAACGCTAAGTATCAAGGAGAAAAACAAGTTGCTGATAATAGTGAGAACAGAAAAGACCAAAGAGCTAAATTACAAGGAACTTTGCAAAGTAAACATATAGAGCAAAGATTAAACAATACTGTTCCTCAAGACTTCGAATCAGCAGGTTTTGATGGAATGGGAGGTTTTGGATTAGAGCAATTCGAACCTAAATAAAAAAATAACTTAATTATATTATATCATGTCAGAAGTAAAACAAGAAGGAGAGTTTAAAATACAAAAGAACACTAGTCCTAAAAAATTTAAAAACAGAGACGAAGTTATCAAGGTTGATTTATCTAATCCACCTGCTAACAAAGTAGAAGAGACTATTACAAAAGTAGTTATGCCTTCAACTGAAGAACCTAAAGAAACTGTAGTTACAGATAATAATTTAGAGAATACAGTTATTATAGAAGAGATAATCAAAACAGAAGATTTAGCAGTAGAAACAAAAGAGTTACAGAATCAAGTAATAGAATCTATTGAAAAACAAGAGACTCAAGGTAAGAAATTGCCTGAGAATATACAGAAACTTGTTTCGTTTATGGAAGAGACTGGTGGAACAGTAGAAGACTACGTTAGATTAAATACAGATTACTCTAATGTTAATGAAGAAGCTTTATTAAAAGAATATTATAAAAAAACAAAACCTTATTTAAGTAAAGAAGAAATAGATTTTACTATCGAAGACTCTTTTTACTATGATGAGGATTTAGAAGAAGAGCGAGATATAAAAAAGAAAAAACTTGCTTTCAAAGAAGAGGTTGAAAAAGCTAAAGGCTTTTTAGAAGGTGTTAAGAATAAATATTATGAAGAGATCAAGATGAACTCTAATAATTCACCTGAAAGAAATGAAGCAATTGAGTTTTTCAACAGATACAAAGAAGGTCAAGAAAAAGCTAAATCTAGTCACGAAAGATTTAAACTTGATACCAAGAAGTTTTTCAACAGTGAATTCAAAGGTTTTGAATATGGAGTTGGAGATAAACAATTTAGATATGGTATCACTAATAATGAACAAGTGGCTGAAAAACAAACTGATATTAATAACTTTGTTGGGAAGTTTCTCGACAGCGACGGAAATGTTATTGATACAGCTGGTTACCACAAAGCTTTATATACCGCTATGAATGCAGACAAAGTAGCTCAACATTTTTATGAACAAGGAAAAGCAGATGCAGTTAAAGAAGTTATCTCTAACTCAAAAAATCCTAGCTTATCACAACCTAGACAAACGTCTGGAGAAGTTTTTATAAATGGTTTGAAAGTTAAATCTGTAAGTGGTTTTGATTCTTCTAAATTAAGAATAAAAACAAAAAAATTTAACTAATTAAAAAACAAAAATTATGGCATTAAGTCCTGTTTATGGTTCTATAGTACCATCTCAGAAGCAACAAGCTTTAGAGACAAACTATTTAAACTTCACTGATGGAAGTGGAAATAATTTCGCTCAACAATATTTACCAGAAGTTTACGAAGCTGAAGTAGAGCGTTACGGAAATAGAACATTATCTGGTTTCTTACGTATGGTTGGTGCTGAAATGCCAATGTCTTCTGATCAGGTTGTATGGTCTGAACAAAACAGATTACATATCGCTTACACAGACGTAACTTGTGCTTCTGCTACAACTTTAACATTTGTTTTAAATGCTAACCCAGCTTCAGGACCTATTGTTCAAAATGTAGTATCTATCAACCAAACGTTGGTTGTAATGAATCCTGCTACAGGTGAAGAGTTAAAAGTGTTAGTTACAAATAGTGTTGACACATCGTCTACATTAGCTACTTTAACAGTTTATCCTTATACTCAATTAGATTTGACTACAGGCGCAGGTAACTCTGTTAATTTCGCTTCTGCTACAAATCTTAAAATCTTCGTTTATGGTTCTGAGTACAAAAAAGGAACTAGAGATACAGATATTAAATCAGTAACACCTACTTTCACTCAATATAGTAATTCACCAATTATTATTAAAGAGAAATATGTTGTTAATGGATCTGACACCGCTCAAATTGGTTGGGTTGAAGTTGCAACAGAAGATGGTACTAGTGGTTACTTATGGTATTTAAAAGCTGAATCTGAAACTCGTTTACGTTTTGAAGATTACTTAGAAATGTCTGTAATTGAAGGTGAATTAGCTGCTGCTGGATCAGGAGTTATTGGTTTAGCTGGATCAGTTGATTACAAAGGTACGCAAGGTTTGTTTGCTGCTGTTAAAGAAAGAGGTAATGTACTTAGTGGATTTACAGCTGCTAATGGTTTAGTTGATTTTGACGAAATCCTTAAGAACTTAGATACTCAAGGAGCTATCGAAGAAAACATGCTTTTCTTAAACCGTCAAACATCTTTAGATTTCGATGATATGTTAGCTTCATTATCTTCTGGCGCTGCTGGAGGTGTTGCTTACGGTTTATTCGAAAACTCTGAAGAAATGGCATTGAATTTAGGTTTCTCAGGTTTCCGTAGAGGATCTTATGATTTCTACAAAACTGATTGGAAATATTTGAACGATGCATCGACTCGTGGTGGTATGGCTAATAGCAGTATTGATGGTATATTAGTTCCTGCTGGTACATCTACAGTTTACGATCAAATCTTAGGAACAAACATCCGTAGACCTTTCTTACACGTTCGTTATAGAGCTTCTCAAGCTGATGACCGTAGAATGAAATCTTGGATCACAGGTTCTGTTGGTGGAGCTTACACATCTGATCTTGATGCAATGGAGGTACACTTCTTATCAGAAAGATGTTTAGTAGTTCAAGGAGCTAACAACTTCGTATTATTCACTGCTGCTGCAGCATAGTACAAAAAATAACAGTTATATCCCTCGTCTTATCGGCGGGGGATTGAAACTGTGACAATAGGCCCTTACTGAATAATATAACAGCCTAATGTCACACAAACAATAAATATTAAATTATATCATATTATGGCTACAAACCAAAAACAAACAAAAAAAGAAATCATTGAAGACGTTAATGATTTAGTTGTTGAATCATCTGTTGATGAAAACATTGTTAAAGAAAAAGATGTTACACAAGTAAAATCTGAAATTCAAAAAACAAAAATTAAAGATACATGGGAAATTAAAGATAGAACATATTATCTAAAAGGAAACATTATACCACTTACTTTTACTTTAAATAGTAAGCATAATTTAAGATACCCTTTGCTTTGGTTTGATGAAGCAACTGGAAATCAAAGAGAGATTAGATATGCTACTAACCAAAACTCTCCATTAGTTGATGAGCAAAAAGGACAAGTAACATTAGGTCATATTGTTTTTAGAGATGGTGTTTTAACTGTTCCTAAAACAAAACAAAATTTACAAAAATTATTATCTATATATCACCCTGCTTTAAATAAGAAGTATATAGAGTTTAATCCTATTGCTCAAGCAGAAGATGAATTAGAAGATATAGAACTAGAAGTAGAAGCATTAAATATGGCTTTAGAAATGGACATCGACCAAGCTGAAGCTATAATTAGAGTAGAGATCGGTTCTAGAGTTAGTAAGATGAGTTCTAAGGAGATTAAAAGAGATTTGTTACTGTTAGCCAGAAGAAATCCATATTTGTTCTTAGAATTAGCGAATGATGAAAACGTTCAATTAAGAAATGTTGCAATCGTAGCTTCTGAAAATAATATTATAGTTTTATCTCAAGATCAAAGAACATTTACTTGGGGTGAAAATGGAAGAAAACTTATGACAGTTCCATTTGATGAAAACCCATACTCAGCTATGGCAGCTTTCTTTAAAACAGATGAAGGTGTTCAAGTTTTTAGATCTATAGAAAAAAGATTAAAATAAAAACAACATTGTAATAATTAAGCCATCGAAAGGTGGCTTTATTATTATATATACATAAAAAACATAAAAATGGCAGTAAGCGTTGATACAGTATACAAAACAGTTCTATCTATACTAAACAAAGAACAAAGAGGTTATATGACTCCTGATGAGTTTAATAAAACAGCTACACAAGTTCAGTTAGAAATTTTTGAATCTTACTTTGATGATCTTAATCAACAATTAAGAGTACAACAATCAGACACTGAATATGCCGATAGACAAAAAAATATAGATAGTAAGTTATCGATATTTAAGACATTTGGTAATTGTACATTGGCAGTAAGTCAAGAGTATTTTACCGTACCCACAAACCTACACAAAATAGGTACAGTTATATATAAAGACGAAGTAGAAGTTGAAAGAGTTCAAAAAAACGATCTATTATATATAAACTTATCTCCTCTAACAAAGCCAACTACTAGTTTTCCTATATACACATACGAAAATTCAACAGTAGGAACTGGTGGTTCAAACACTTCTAATCCAAAAATATACGTATATCCTAATACTATAAAAAGCAATATAAGTGTTTCTTATATAAGAAGACCAAACAATGTGGTTTGGGGATTTACTGGTATTGGTGGTGTTACTTGGACTTCTGGTCCTTATATATATAGTCCAACTGCATCTGTACAGTTTGAATTAGACGCTTCTGAACAAACTAATATAATAATAAGAATATTAACTTATGCTGGAGTTATAATTAGAGATCAAGAAATAGTACAAGCTGCTACCCAAAAAATTCAAGCAAAAGAAATTAACTCTAAAAATTAATAAATATGCCAATGCCTAATGGCGGTTTAATTACCGAAACAAACAGACAATATTACGAAGGTGTTCAAAGTTTTATTGGAGATGGTTTTGAAAATAATTTTGTTGCTACTTTTAATACAGACCTTCAATTTTACTCTTGGGATCCAAGCGATGAAAATTACCCTTTAAATAATTTTAAAGTATATATTAGCGATACTGGATTACCAAATAGTTTCGTTGAATGCTTTGAAGAATTTACAGTAGAAAATAATGCTATAAATTTTGTTTATTTTGTACCAGACGATGGAGCTGTTTTAGTTATTCAATTAAAAACACTAGACGGTGGTAACTACGGTGACGAAGATGCTTATGGTAATACAGTAGAAGAAAACTACGGAGGTTATCAATACATAAAGTTAGTTGACATTGTTAACAACTTCATGATGGCATACGTCGGCAATGGTAAATTGATACCAGATGTAAAAAGAACAGACGTTATATTTCATGCTAAAAGAGGATTACAAGAATTTAGTTATGATACATTAAAAACTATAAAAGCACAAGAACTAACTGTTCCACCATCTTTAAGCGTGGTTATACCTCAAGACTATGTTAACTATGTTAAAATATCATGGGTAGATAGACAGGGTAGAAAACGACCAATATATCCAGCAAACAACTTAACTTCAAATCCTTCTGAAATGCCATTGCAAGATGATCGTGGAGTACCAGTACAGGATCAATTTAACGACAATATACAAACCGACTCTATAATGGAAGAGAGATGGAGAAGAGCAAACCAAGGTATCGTTAACGGTCTTTATTTTCCTTTTCAACAGAACGATAATGTAGACCAACTAGGTTATGGTTGGGATAGAGATAATTATGTTGGTTTTGGTAGATTATACGGACTAGATCCACAGTTTGCTAATATAAATGGTTGGTTTACTATAAACAGTAGAGAAAATAAAATATCTTTTTCTAGCAATCTAGTAGGGGCAAATATTGTTATAGATTATGTTTCTGATGGCTTAGCTTACGATCTTGATTCTAGACTGCCTAAAATGGCCGAGGAGGCTATGTACGCACATATATTACATGCTGTTATAGCTACAAGATCTTCTTCTCCTGAATATTTAGTTCAGAGATTAAAACACGAAAGAAGTGCTAAACTTCGAAACACAAAAATAAGATTATCTAATATTAAAATAGAAGAGATAACTCAAGTTTTAAGAGGACAATCTAAATGGATAAAACACTAAAATTATGGCTGAAGTTAAAAATTTTTTCTTAGGCGCAAAAATGAATAAAGATTTAGACGATAGGATTTTGCCTAAAAATGAATATCGTAATGCTGTTAACTTACAAATAAATAAATCAGAAAACTCTGACGTTGGAACTTTACAAACTATTTTGGGGAATGAATTAGTTATTAATTTTAATTCTTTAACAGGTAGCGAAGGTTTAGATTGTATAGGTTATCTTACTGATACGGCTAACAATAGAGTTTTTTTATTTTTAACAAACTATACTGACACATCTGCTAATATAACATATTCTACAGAAGCTAGAAACTATATATATGAATACGATGTTTCTCAAAATTTATCTCCAACAAATCCAAAGCAATTAGTTTCGGGTGCTTTTTTAAACTTTTCAAAAAACTCACCAGTAATAGGAGTAAATCTTTTAGAAGACTTATTGTTTTGGACAGATAACAGAAATCAACCAAGAAAAATAAATGTATTAAAAGCAAACCCTGCAGCAGCAACAACTGCTACTTATTATGTTAACGAAGATCAAATATCGGTAGCAAAAATAAATCCTGTATATGCTCCTGATTTATTTAATGTTTCTGATTTTCAAATTTCATTAGCATCAACTGCAACTGTAGGAGCGGTTACCGGCAGTGACCCGTATACTGCTACAATAACACCGGGTATTCCATTTTTATCAAGTTTATTATCAGTAGGAGATACTGTTCAAGCAACAGCTGATACGTCTAATTTTACAAAAGGAGACGTAGTTAGTGTTACTACAGCGGGATCAAACATAACTTCTTTCGTTGTTTCTTCTGTTACAGCTTTTACTAGCGGATCCATATCTTTATTACACGCACTGCAATATGAAACTTCAATGTATGATGTTGTTAGTGAGTTTTTACCACCGTATGGTTTGTCAGCTACAGTAAATGGAGCAGTAACTACTCCTTCTAATACTTTTGTGATAGATAATCCTGGAGCAGGATTTTTACCTCAAGTAGGGCAATTAGTTTCTACTTTAGACGTTGGTCCTGTTATACCTGACGGTGTTAGAGTAGTTTCATATAATCCAACAACTTTTACTGTTGTTGTTAGTTCAAATATAACTTTAAACAATGATCAAGCAATAAAGTTCAATGCTAATCCTTATTATGATGAAACATTTATTGGTGATCCTACATATTTAGAAGACAAGTTTGTAAGGTTTAGTTATAGATATAAGTTTGAAGAAAACGAATATTCTATATTTGCTCCTTTTACACAAGTTGCATATATACCAAAACAAGATGGGTACTTCATGTATGAACCTAATCCTGATCCATTGTTAGAACCTATCATAGATGATGAGACAGCTGCTTATAGAAGTACAGTTGTTTCGTTTATGTATAATAAAGTTAACAATATATTTTTACAAATAAAACTTCCTTGTCCAGCTAATCAATTACAATCACTACTTAAAATAGCATATATAGAAATACTATATAAAGAATCTGATGGTTTAGCAGTTCAAGTTATAGATGTTATAACTGCATCGGAAATAGCTGCACAAGCAGAAACTGAAGATGTTTATGTTTATAATTATCAATCTAAAAAACCATTTAAAACATTACCAGAAAGAGAAACTGTAAGAGTTTACGATAAAACACCAGTTAGAGCTTTAAGTCAAGAAATAATAAGTAATAGAGTAGTGTATGGTAACTATCAAGACAAAAATGGTTATCCTAAATTTTTAAATTATAATGTTGCTTGTAATGATAAGTATGAATTTAGTACAGCTGAAAACAGTACTAGTATAATAGAATATCCAAATCATTCTGTAAAACAAAATAGAAACTATCAAGTCGGCGTTGTTTTAGGAGATAGATTCGGAAGACAATCAGGAGTTATACTATCAAATTCAACAACTACTTTTGATCCAACTTTTGGAGCATCATCTTTATATGTACCATATAAATCAGACAATCCAACAGGAAGTGGTATACCAGAAGGTGATATAGTTAATCAGTGGCCTGGTTATTCTCTAAAAGTATTGTTTAATGATACTATCAACGGAGGACCTTCTACGGTTGGTTGGCCTGGTATATACAATGGAGATTCAGATAGTGAAGACTACAATCCTCTTGGTTGGTATTCTTACAAAATAGTTGTAAAACAAACAGAGCAAGATTACTACAATGTATATTTACCTGGAGTAATGGCTGCTTATCCAACTAGTGACACTCAGGAATTAGGGAAAACATCACATGTAGTTTTAATCGGAGACAACATAAACAAAGTACCTAGAGATCTAAACGAAGTAAGTAGTACTCAAGAACAATATAGAAGTAGTGTTAGATTATTTGCTAGAGTAAATAATGTTACAGAAGACTGGGATAATCAACAATATTATCCATATAATACTTCTTCTTTTGTAACTACTATAGCTACTAATACTTCTTTATTTTCCCCAATAACACCTTTACCAACTGGTTATGATCAATTTTATCAAGTTGATTCAAATCCTTTGATAGGTAGATTGAATACTCCTAGTCAACTAGGAACTGTAGCAACTGATTTAAAAGTTCAAAGATTAGCGATATATGAAACAGAACCTTTCGATTCAAGATTAGATATATATTGGGAGACATCTACGTCTGGAATAATAAGTGAATTAAACGAGGAAGTTATAAGTGGTTCTGGAGCTCCTTACGGTATAACCAATTGGAATTTTACATTGAATGAAGGTTTTGATGTTGGTGAAGACGTAGCTC